TGGCTATAATCAATTTAGTTATAAATAAAAAAACTCCTGAGAAATTAATCTCAGGAGAATCCTGTAAAACCAACAAAACAGGATTTTTATATTTTATGTAGCACCACACGTACCACAATCACCTTCACTAATACAAGGAGGGGTTTCAGGAACACCAGGGCAATAAGTCACTGTAATTCCTGCAGGAGGTGGAGCTTCAACTGAACCTGTCACTACACATTCTGTCACTACACTATTTCCTGGGACACCTTGTGGAAACGGAACCCCTGTGTCACAAGGTGTAATTAGTATATCTATACTACTTTCTGTTGTATTTTCTAATCTAACACACTCACATGGATATGTAGTTGTAGATGTGGTTGTAGTTGTAGATGTACTTGTGGATGTGGTAGTAGATGTACTAGTAGTTGTAGTGGTAGTGCCACCAACAATTAAATCAATGTAATTAGTACATATAGAATCAGATTTCACTCTTATCACTATGGTTCCATTTGGAACTAAAGAAGATGTGTATCCTGATACTAAAGAAGCTTTAGGTACATTATTTTCAAAAGGAACTACAAACCCATCTACATCTGAATAAAGATCAAATGGTCCTGTATCAGAACCTGCTATTGTTAATGTTATTAATACTGTCATAATTTTTTATTTTGGTTTTAATTAAAAACTTCTTATTGGGCGAACATAAAAATTGTTAATTCCTTTACCTGAAGGAGATACAGCACCACTACTAAAAAATTGTGCCCAAGAATTATTTATATCAAATTCACTAGAACTCCAATGCGCATTATCATATGTAAATCCACCAATTGCAACTCTATTTAGGAATAATTTATTTAACTCATCTTTGCTAGGTAAATACCAATCAGAATATCCTCCTTCAACTAAATCATTACATAGTCTAGCAGCGATTCCAGCTGTTGCACATCCTGCAACTATATCAGTTGTATTTTGACTACCTGTACCAAGTGCTGTACCATCTGCTCCTGTAATTAATGTACCTTGACAACCCCATATAGGTAATGTAGGAAGATCAGCAACAGTTGCAACCAATCCATGTTCACTAGCTGCATCATATCCAGGATCTCCTGGTTGTAATATATATGCAATCTTACCACCTAAAGCAGATTCTCCAATAGTATATGTTCCAGGAGGAATAGGTCCTATTGTAGTTGTAGTGGTGGTTGTGGTTGGTGTAATTGTTGTTGTTGTAGTTGTAGTGCTACTACTTGTTGTAGTTGTTGTAGTTGGTGCTACAGTAGTTGTGGTGGTTGTGGTTGGTGTAATTGTAGTTGTAGTGGTAGTAGTAGATGTACTACTTGTTGTGGTAGTGGTGGTTGGTGCAACAGTGGTGGTGGTTGTAGTTGTTGTAGGTGCTATTGTTGTAGTGGTTGTAGTTGTGCTACTAGTGGAAGAAGATGTTGTTGTTGTTGTTGTAGGTGTAATAGAACAAGAAGCTACTAATTGACAAAAGTATGCTTGGAGAAGAGGAGTGTTCTCAATTGTATCTATAATATGTGCTATAAATTCATCAGAGCACATTCTATTATCTATCTTCTGTAAAGCTACTTCTAGATTATCTTTAGATTGAATTCCTGTACAAGGTAAATTTGGACCATTGTATATAATTTGAAAACTAGATATACAAGGATCATTACATGCAAATGGAAATGCAATTCTATAAGCTTCATTATAACAAGGCATTCCTGGTAAACAAGACATAATTTAAAATTAAGGAATGTATATAATATAATTTGTTGCCAAAGCTGGCTGATAATTTGGATGTGATAATCCACCTCCTGCATTATCTATAGATACAGATACAGTGTCTTGTGCAGAACTACTTTTACCTAAAGTTGGTGTTGTAGTAGATAACATCATCTCATAATCTAAATCTGATCCAGGAACAGCTCTAGCTCTTGCAACATTATTTGTAGCATTCACTACTTGTCCAACAGTTGAATTTACATCTGTAGTATACATGAAGTGTGTATGAGGAGTGACTGTTACAGTGTTTGTATGTGTATGTGCAGGAATTTGTGTTGTAGTTAAAAGTACATTGTTTGTGCCATTCACTGAGTTTAATGTGTATGTAGGATTACCTGGAATAGCTGGATCTACTGCAGCAGACATTGCTCCTCCAGGAACACCTGTTGTTACACCTACACCCACTCTACCCCTTTTATCAGGAGTACCATTAGATCCATTACATATATAAATCTTATCCCATCCTAAGCCTGCAATACCTTTTCCAGAACCATCAAAATTAGATAATGGACCATAGTATTCCACTGCAGTGAATGGAACCATCTTAGCGTTCTGTTGAGTGGTTGGAGTTATTGAATCTAGATAGGCTTGTATTAATGCATCTAGATCAGCAAGTTTAACATAGTTTGTATCTACGTCTACAGCAAGAGCTACTAATGCAGCATCCACATCACAAAGTTTTGTGATTACAGCTTGTAAGATATCATGTGTTCCACTTGTAGCAGATACGCCTGTTAAACACTCAACATCATAATTTCCCTCAAGAGCTGCAAGTTCTGCAACAATTACATCTATTTGAGCTTGTAAATCACATGTTGCTTCAATTAATGCTGTAAAAAGATTTAATGCATTTAAGTCTTCACAATCAGGAAGATATTGATTAACCACCTCACAAATAATTGCAGGATCTATAGTTAGTTTAATTCCTGTACCATCTAATGTAGATGTAAGAAATTCAATAAGAGCCTGTTCTACATAAGACAGAGAGTCTCCTGTTTGTATTCCCAAAATAGGAACATCTATTCCTGTGTATCTAACACACTTATCTGAGACAATCTCAGTACATCCATTATAGCAATTTGAACAAGACATGTTTATTTATATTTTAAAAGTTTCACCCTACTAGCAATCATTTCTACAGTGAATGGTGCAGCGTAATCTGGATTACAAAGTTTATACGTTAATATTCTTTTGTAATTCAGAAGGTCCATCATAGCTTCTGCTGGTATGGGTTGGTTTAATAAATAGATAATATTATTATATAGATTTTTTGCTAATTCTGTTAGTCTGCAATCTATATCAATTAAAAGTGCTGTAACTGTAGCACATGCTGGATAAGTGGTAAGTCTAGGAGTTAACATATTTTATAACTTGTTTAAACTTTGTAGCAGCTGCACGACACATTGCACAAAGACCATTAACTAATTGACAACCACATCCAAAATTTCCATTACATCCTCTACAAGTAGCCATATTATCTAAAGTTTAAAACGTAATTATTACCAGAGCAATAACAGTTATTTCTAATAAAATTATCTAACATATTGTTTGCTTGAGTATAAAGTTTATTAGATTCATCTATTGCACAATTATTTGCAGCAGCTATAGATCCTTGAATAAAGAAATATATACTTGTAAGATTAACTTTCTGTTGAGTCTTTATAGCTCTATCGCATTCCATCATGTCAAGTTTCATAAATGCTTCATCAAACTTCTCTTGTATTCTATCCACTCGCATTATGCTTTTTACAACAAAGTTTTCATATGCAGGTTCAACAGTGTATTTAAGAGTGTATATTCCATCAGGAAGAGGTATCAAAGGTTGTCCTAAAATACTTAGCCCTAATGAAGCAGATGTAAATATATTAAAATCATTAGGTGTAAAAGGAAGAATTACAATTCCTAATGATGGAACATTTATTTCAATTGTAGGAGCTGTTACAATAGGAGGATTGGTAGGATATGTTGATGCATCAGCCACACCTAATGTTAACGTACTATATGTAGGTACTACTATTATATCTAGATTTAAAGCTGGCATAATTAGTTTAAATAAATATGCCAGAGGATCTGAGATTTAATCCTCTCACCTCTGGCATAGGTTATGTGATATTTAATTTACAACTATCCAATTATGGAATTAAAGTGGAAGTGGTTGTAGTAGTAGGCCAAATTGTAGTGGTGGTAGAAGTGGTTGTAACACAAGAGTTATCATTAACCACAGTACCTAGACCAGCTTCTAATACAGCCTCAATAGCAGCAGCAATTCCACTTACAGCTGCGTTAGGAGCAGCAATAATCACCATAGAATCTTCCATGATATAATCACCCCACTGATAAGCAGACTTGTTATACTCATTGAACTTAATGTAATAAGTGTCATAAGTCACTCCTTGAGACACCCAAGACTCAAAGTTCTCGTTGTATCCAGCCATTCTGTAAAGATGCTTTAAGTATCCTGCTTGGTAGCTGTAGAAATTTTTCTCTAGTTGAGCAATTTCAGCAGATTGACCTGAAGGATAAGAAGCACGTTGGATGATAATTGGATCAGCAACAATGTCACAGTTATCAGCAACAATAAAGTCAGCAGTGGTAGCAGGACCATTAAATACAAACGTACGGAAGTACATTCTGTCATATTCAAAAGGGAATGCAGCAACATCACATGGCTGACCATATACAGTTAGAGGCTTTCCAGTGATACGAAGGATTGCAGAAGCATTGTTTCCTAAACGTTCAAATGTGTAGAAAGTGTTGAAGCTAATGTTATCAGGATTGTTACCTGGAGCTTGTTGCTCTAATTTAGCAATAACGCTATCAATGAATTGAGGAATATCAACTGAATCACAAGGATTAGCATCACAAGCACAGCAAGGAGCTTGAACAGTTACTGAACGAGTGAAACCATTGAAATACAAGGTGTCAATGTAAGAAGAATGTGCACGAAGAGTTAATGTAACTACATCACCACACTGTACATTCCAATTAGTTACATCAGTAACTTGAGTTGCAGCAGTGGGACATCCTTTTACTGTGTACCATTCAGTTACATTAGAATTGCAACCAGAACCTGATGGACATCCTTTAATCTTATCAGAACGTTTAGATCCTTGTAGATAAGTGTTTGTTCTACCTTGAGCTATGTAAAAATAAGGAGAAGCAGCAATATTAGCAGCTGTTGCTAAAGTATAGTCACTTCTAAAAATACCCACTTGACCTGCAGTGAGGTCTTGAGTTGAACCAGAGCTAGGAAGAGCAGTCTGTCCTACTGGAACCACGAATAACGTGGTTAATGAAAAATCAGCCATTTTTTATATTAATTTAATTGTTTAAAATTTTATTCATTTGTTTGTATCCTGTATGCTGCACTTTGTACAGCAGATTGATTCTCAGTATACATTGCAAGATTTTGAACTGTAAGATCTAGAAGTTCATCTTCAAGATATAATTCAAGTTCGCAATTTCTATCTACTGATGGAATTCCATCAAATCCAATATATCCTGTTTTATCAATGTATGCAGGATATCGCATATACATTATGTTAATAGATGTTGGTGTAAACGTACCATCTGTAAATATGCTCATCTTATCAGTAGAAAGGTAATTGAATGTTTCTTGATATTCAAATGATGGTTTGTAGTGAACATTATTTAAAAGAAACTGTAAATCACCATGTTTAGTTAAATCATTGTTTATCCAAATCTTTCTATCCTTACATCTACCTTTTTCTGCTATTACATAGCAATCTAAGTAGAACATGTATTTTGGTACTAGGGAATTTATATTTGCATCCCACTGATTTAATTCTACATTTTCTAATGTTAATGGAAGTGGTTGATTATTATAATTTACTACAAGACTTTGTAAATCTTCATAACGTTTCTTGAAAGCATCAAGTCCCATTCCACCCACTGTACTAAACCCATCAACCTTTTGTTTAATTAGCTTTATCTGAGCTTCATTTAATGCTAAAATTTTATCTTCAAGATTAATTTGCTGATGTTCGTTTGTGGATAGCTTATTTAGTTTTTGATCTATTTTATATAATAAACTATCTACTGGTATCATACTTTATATTTTTAAACTAGCTACTTAAACAGCAGCTAGTTTTTTAGATTTAACTTTTTGTTCAAGAGTGATTAACTCATCTTGATTATCATCGTCGGCAAGGAATTTGATTAAATCTTCTTCATCCTTTGCCACTTCAAACTCACCTTCGTACACTTTGCCATTAGTTTTTAATCTATAGACAGAGTGAGTAATTGCTTGTTTTACAAGATCTTTAATATGGAGCAAGTTTTCTTTCATGTCAGCAAATCTGCCAAACACTTCAACAGGATTCAGTCCTTGGAATTTACCATTAGCAAATTCTGTTTGTTTAAGAACATTATCTACTAAGTTATATACCACTTCTTCTTTAGTATCATCTGTAACAGGTAACCCTAATAAGCGTGCCACTTTTCTTTTCTTCTCAGGACTCATTGAATCAAACTTCACAATAGCCTTATTGATTAGTTGTTTCTTCTTATAAATCACTGCGTTTTCAATCTCATCATCAGCTACATAAAATTGTGTGTCAGCTGAATATTCTCCACGTTCCCAAGCTTGGTAACTAGAAGCAATTGTAGGATGAACACGTAACCAAGAAAAAGCTAATTCTTGAAAAGGATTAGTTAAATCGAAATAGTTATCACCATCTAGTAACTTAACAGCTTGTACGTGAAGTACATCATCTGCAGAAGTTGATAAACCATAGTTCCAAAAAGAAGAACGTGGTCCTAAATCAACACTACCTAAAGCATCTTCAAGCTTTATTTTAAGAGCTTTAACACGTTCAGTTTCTAATTCTCTTTCTAGTGGATCTTGAATTCTGCGAATATATGCAGCATTAACATCTAGTCCTGTTCTATACTGACCATCCAATTCCTTATAAGGATATTTGAATACACCTGTACCAGGAATTCTTGTCAAACCTTTTGCAGAAAGTCCTCCTTGCATTGTTTGTAATTGAGAGTTATTGTAATCTCTTTTAAGTGTGGCGATTTTTCCTATCTTGCCCATAATGTAGTTAATTTATTTTTGGTTTTATTATTGCAGAGTGTTTCCATTGAAGGAAATGCAAAGAGACATGTAATCTCAGTCATCACTCTGAAAATGAGAATGTAGGCTCTCCCAGGTGGGAGGTGTGGAGAGCCCACTTCTCAGAGAAAAAGCTCATCTTAAGCGACCAGTTCTTATGGGATGGCAGATGAACGTATTATTGTATTAGAATTGAGGAATTTCTTCAATCAAGACTGTACGAGACAAATCTTCAATAAAGATATCACAACGATCTTTCATCCAGATTTCGTATCCTGGGAATTTGTTAGCAGAGCTCATACCTTGAGATTTTGCAAATCCTAAGTGATGACGAGTTCCATCAATATATCCCCAAGTCATAGAAGGTGCACCCTTCATTCTCACTTCTCTCATGTTATTAATCATAGAACCATCAGACATTGGAGATACATCAAATACCATAAATACTGGTGTGCTCTTTTTGTTCTGACCAAATTCTAGATTTGATTGTGGTAAATCTAATTCTTTCAAGTGAATAAGTTCAACACGACCAGTCTCACGAGTTACCATTGCATCGAATGCAAAGTTGTAAGTGATGTGTTGTCCTTCTCCTTGCATGTATCTGTTTCCAGAATCAGCCATGAATGTTAAACCTGAGTTTAAAGCATCATTCTTTAGAGCCTGCTGGAATACATCGAATCCTGCCTCATTGGTGTACATCTTTACACGTCTGTCTTTAACATCAACACGTCTGTAGAAAAGATCCCCAAATACTGAACGAATCAAGTTAGCAGAGAATTCTCCACGATTGTATTGTACCAAGTTACCATTGTTACGCATTCTGTGGTATACACCTGCAGAGGTACGCTTAAGTTCTTGTTTAGAACCATTGGTCTTCACTGTACCTGGCTTAGACCAAATCATACGCTTCACCTTAAGTTCAAGCATAGACTTACGCATCCAGAATTCAATGAATGGTTCCCACTTAACATCATTACGTGTAAGAGGAAGTTGATTACGTCTCTGTGGAGCATACACTAGAATATCTAGAGCTTTACCAGAAGCATCAACCATCATTTTATCATCAGCCCATTCAGTGATTTTGTGCTCATAACCATATGCAGAACCTAAAGATTCAAACATAGTGATCTTCTCACCTAAACGAGGCAATCCTAATAAATCTTGATCGAATTCACCAATAGCAGCATCAACTAGTTCTAGTTCAATACCAGTCTTTAAGAAGGTGGAACTTACAAAGTCTACTGTTGGGTTATCAGTCACTAGTGTGAAAGAATACAAGAATCCCATATTCCAAGGCACAGGATCTTTGATCACGTAGAAACGTGGACCATACTGACGAGAACCTACAGAGATGATAGCATTCTTAGAAAACTCGTTAGTATCCAATACTAATGAAAACTCCTGACCATCAATACCTGGTTTGGTCAACGCTAACGTTGAATCAGGAATGTCAATGATTTTAGGGAATTTGTAAGGAACTTGTACATCCCATTTCCAAGCATCACTATTATTATCAATGTAATAAGGTGTGCTCTTGTTGATCATGTCCAAGAAATCATTACTGTACAATGAACTCTGGGTGTAAAGACTAATGATTTTCTTATCATAATCTGCAGGTTCAGTTGAGTGAAAAGACTCTAAGTGATTAGAATCAGTGAGCTTTCCAACAGCACGTTTGTCCATTGAAGCCACTCTCGCATAAGTAAAACCAGTTAAACCTGGGATTGTTTGAATTGCCATTTTTTATTATTTTAAATTATTATTGATATATTATAAAAACCATGAATCTGATTTTTCTGATTTATTCCCTTTAATTACACCCTTCTGTACTTGTCTTGCCACTTCACCAAATAAGTCATTTGACTTTTTAGTAATGCCTGTTTTTTGTATAGTTGATAATGTAGGATCTTTTTCTAGAATCTTTAACAACAATGCCACCTTCACTTTCATTTGGTGATTTTCAGGTTTTTTCATTTCTAGAATAGTTCGGTCAAAATCAGTAAGTGTCTCACCAGATGTTGTCTTATACTTATCTACTAATAGAAAATCCTGTAGTTCACTTGCTAATTTAGGATTCAATGGAATACCATCAAACTCCTTTGTTTTCAGTTTATCTTGAAGGATAGCCTGAACATTACTTATGTATTGATTCTTAATACTTGCTTTTTGTTGCAATTCTCTTTCTGAGTTTTGCTCTAGTTGTTGAAGTTTCTGTGCTTCTTTTTTAACTAACACCTTATGATGTTTAGTAGCAACAGTTTCAAGATCACCATAGTTTTGTAATCTTTCCACTTCAGTTTCTACATCTTCTGCATCAAAACCTTGATCAGTTAATGCTTGTTTAATCACTGCTATCTGATTCTTTTCCTGTGAAAGGTCCATATCAGAAAAATTAGCTATAGTGTTAAATGTATCGAAATACTCTTTAGGATTAACTCCTTTAACAAATATGGCATCAAATGCTTGTTGATAATCTTCACCAAATTGTCCAATGAAATTATTAACAACTTCAATAGCACCTTTCTTTTTCTCTACTTGAAACTTTTCTAAGAATTCTTCAGGAGTGTTTATTTGCACATCCTCATCATCATCTTCTTTGGTGAATACACCTAGTTTAAATAAATCATTAGCTAGAGCACCAAATCTAGTCACTTCTGGTTCAGCATCATCATCATCATCAGCAGCTTCTGATGTTTTCTTTGCAACAGGAGCTTTAGTTTCTTCTTCTTCTTCCTCTTCTTCATCATCACCCCCTGATAAGAAATCACTTATACTAGCTTTAGTTTCTTCGTCTTTATCTTCAGTGTCTACAACATCATTTCCTATACTTTTTACAGGTGCAGGTTTAGTTTTTGCAGGAGCAGGATCTTCCACTTCTTTTACAATTTTCTGAAGACCATCAGGACTACTTGTAGAAGTTTCTGGTTCATATAAATCACTTAGTAATTCAGAGTTTCCCATGCCCATTTCCATAGTGTTTTCAATACTAAATTCGAAAGAAGGGCTATTTAAATTATCAGCCATATGTAGTTTTTTATTATATTTGGTTTATTAACGTAAAATTATGCAACATCTATGGAAATACAAAGACTTATGTTACTATATACCAACTTATTCAGGATAATATAGCATTAAAGTTTTTGTATTTCTAATCAAAAATGTTTACTTTTTCTTTGCTCTTCCTTTAGCGTTCTCTTTAGCCACTGCTAAATCGTTTGCTTGATTCTCTCTAGCCACTTGTAGTTTCTCTCTTTCAAGTTGTAGTTTTTGAGAAGCTTGTTTGTTTTGAGAATTGATTTGAGCCATTTTCATTTCGTAATCCTTTAGTGCTTTAGTTTGGTCATTAGCAAGTTTACCAATCTCTAATACATCTGGAACACCACTAACGTCTACATCAGATAGTGGTCCAGATTTAGATTCAGCAGCAATCAAGGCAATCTCTTTCTTATTGATTCTATCTAATTCATTTTGATAGTTTTCATTAGCAATGTCTTGATCTTTCATTTGCTGTGCTTGAGCAATTTGAGCTTGAGCAATTTGTCCTTGCTGTTCCACCTTCTGTTGTTCAAGTTGTGCTTGTTGTTGCTGCATTGCTTCTTGTTTATCTTTAAGAGATTTAAACACCTTCTTCATCTGTCTTACAGATTTAGTAGAATACAATTCAATAACATCATATAAAGATCCACCATTCTGCATTAATGGTTGAGCAAGTTGTCTAAGTTCCTCAAACATCTTATTATCTTCAGGACGATTTGTTAAGAACACCTTTAAGTCTCTAAATTTCAAATCAGATCCATTCACTTGTACAAATGCAGATTCTCCTTCAGATGTAACGTATGATAGCGTACTCTGTGGTTTAGCACTTTCAATATAAAGAGCTGCATCAATAATAGATTGATACACTTGACCCATCACATACTCATGAGCAACAAACAGAGGCTCTGTCTGTGAATAACTTTGTTGCATGGCAGTGTTTGTACCTGTAGCAGATTCAGAGGCTGATATAGAGCCCATACGCTGTCTAGACATACCTACAAGTTCCCAACATTCATTCTTAATTTGTTGAGCTAATGTATATCGTGCTTGTATCTCTTGTGTACGTGTTAAATCAAGAGATGTAAATTGATTGAATGAACTAGGACTCTTTAAGTTTTCAGGAGAGTCATCTATAAACACCACTCCTCTATTACGAGCTTCCATTTCCCAAATATCAAGAGCATCTTGAGCATCTCCATCTTTAGGAATAGGAATATGCCTAATAGACATAAGTTGCACCTTACCCACTTCTTTTTCAAGAAGCTTATATAATTGGTTCATACAAACATTATATATCACTTGGAAAGGTTTCATCAAATCCACTAATGATTTTGATTCAGTATTCTTCACTTCATAGGTTATTCCTATAATAGGACAATAACTAAGTAGCTTATAAGGTTTTATGTGATAAATATCTGGTCCAATTTTAATTCCTTGATACCATTGATTAATCCATCCCCAATCTAATGAGATTTGTGTAGGAATAGTTCCACTCTTATATGTTTCATCAACAAGTGTAGATTGTTCATTACCCATTTCATCTGTATAGATGAGTTTACCAATCTTTTTCTTAGATATCCAATAACATCTCACTACAACATACTTGTAACCAAATGAAGATACGTTAGATGTAAGTCCTAAGAAGTCTTTTAGTCCATCATTATTCTCTTTCATCTCACTCTCAATCATCATTCTTGTTTGTAACACTAATGGATCGTATGTGTCATATGTAACAGAATCAATACCAGGGGAAACATTAGGATTACCTAGATTAGAGTCTCTAACGTTTATTAGTCCATAATCTTGCAATGAACTACGTAAGTGATCTATCTCTTCTTTTGTAAGATCTGGAATAGATTCAATTATCTCAGATAGTTCCATCACTTGCACTGTACCTGCAGCATATGCTCCTTGTGCTCTTCCTGTAGGATCTGATATATATTTTCTATCTGGTGTAGTGAGGAACCAAGTGTTCTTTGGATTAGACACTTCTACATTAAAACCAAGCTTGCTATTATCTTCGTATATATGATAGAACTCTCTACCAGAAATAAGCATGTCTCTAAAGGCATCCTCACTCTTTTCTTTCATATTAAACTCAGCTTTCTGACATGTAAGAATGTGATTAGCCCATTTCTCTGCAACAGATGTATAGCTATCAAGTTCATCCTTCACTTCACTCATTGTCATTTGCTGAAGTTGCTCTTCATCAATCTCTTCTCCCTCTAGAGCCACCTTTTCAAGAATTTGTTTCTTGGCTTCCTGCAATACATATTCTTGAAGAATACCTGTTTTGAATTCAAGTTCTTCTGATTTAGAATCATCATCAAATGCTTTCACCCTAAATGTATCAGGACGTTTTGATATCTCTCCCACTAACTCATTCACTGGTGTAGTGATGATGGAATACATCTTTACATATGCTGGTAAACCAATATCTGCTGTTAGCATATCTGTAAAGCTTTTCACTTGTTCTTCTTGATAGAAATCTTCCATACGAAGAATCCCTTTCATCAAATCATAATTTTTAACAAATGTATCTCTATTCTTTATATACTCAGCGTATGCTTTGTTTGCAAAATAATCCATTGTGTTCTTAATCCAACTCTCATCCTGCTTTTCTTTGTCAGTTTTGAATTGGTCAGGAAATATGTTTAAATATGCATACCTGATGGTAGCATCTTTAGTATATCTAATTATTGCCATTATATAAAAAGTTTATTTTTTCGTTTAGGAAACATTCCTCTACTCTCTGTGAATAATCTATTCTTTTGTTTTGTGTTAAACATTGATTCAATTCTACCATCTCCACTCTTTCCTATTTTTCCCATAATAGGATCCATTTTCATGGCTAATGCTACAGCTAACTCTGCAGCAATGATTCTATCAAAGTTACCCATCTCATTATATTGTATCATTTCTTCTAATAGAACAGGATCAAATATCTTCACCATACCCTTTGTTTCAGAAATGATATTACCATCATCATCTTTCTCAACATGTAATACATCTTCTGTGTATTTCTTTAAACATCCATGCAGAAAACTTCTAATCTTATCAGCAGATCTATGTATACCATAATCACGTCTCACTGTTGTATTAGGTACTATTTCTTTTAACCAATCTGGTTGACGTTCTAGATAATGAGCATCTCCTTTAGCTATCATATAATCTATAAAGGATATTTCATCATTCTCGCATAGTGTGCGAGCATTGTAATATTTAATAAGAAGTCTAGCTTGTTCTTCCCAAGTTTCTTTCTTGTCTGGTCTAGCTGTGTAAGATGCTACAAACATATCTTGATACTTCTCACCAGATATAGCATGCATACGTTTATATATGTATACAGATCCTAATGAACTAGAATATGCAGACTTACCTTGTCTATATGGATCCACTCCTGCAACATATAGTCCATAAGGAGGGGCTTCCATAGGAAACTCATATATAACTATAGGAGCATCTTTCTCATCTGAATTTTTTAAAGGAAAGTTAGATATAGGAAGTTTATCTGTAAATTCGTGTTTGATATTTCCATCATCACTAAATAATATAACAGGTGTTCCTGTTCTTTCATTTTGTAACAGTCTGGTTTTCTGTCTCTTAGCAGCTTCTATATCAAATATATTTGTATCTTCATTCAAGAATATATCATCCACTTCAATTGGATAATACATCTTTTCTTTTAGATAGGCCATCCTATCTCCTGCTTTCTTTAGCCTTTCTAAATTAGATGTAACAATTTCTGTAGCTTTTTCTTCATTAGAAACAAGCATGGTTACATTGTGTAAATCACTTTTAGCATCAGCATTTAAATACTCACCTAATGAAGAATCTTCTTTGGCTTCCATTCTATATTTATTAGAAATGAATAAGCCATGTATTCTTTTTGAGTCTTTATCGTTATTGTATTCTAAGAAGTTGAAGTTGTTTACATCAAACATTAAACTCTTGGCATCCATAAATTTCTTCATGTCACCTCCTGTACCTGTAAGAATAGGACTACATCCCCAACCAAATGGTGTTGTAAATCCTGGAGTGGCAGCTTGTAGTCCTCTTAAGAAAGATCCTTTACCTATCTCATCAATGATGAGCTTTCTAGGTTTTGTACCTGCAATAGCTTCCTCATTGTTTCCCTCATCTAAGTTACGTATAATGATTTGTGAGAAAGGGATTCTCTCTCCTCCTCTGGTCTTGATACCAAGTGTCACTTGATTCTTCCAGTTGTCCTCAATTCTTTGCCATCTCCATGCTTCAGGGATGAAGTTGAGTCCTTTATCTATCTTATCTGTAATAAGCTTTATATCTGGAGCATTCAGTCCAGCAATAATATTCTGTGAGTTTTCATCAAATGTAGCACCCCATGCAATATAGGAGCTTTCAATAACAGACTTAGCTAAACGTCTAATGCCTAGAATAACTAAACCTTTCTTTTCATTTTGAGCTCTATCTATTTCATTAGTTATCACCCACTCATTATCTCTAAGAAGAGGATTAGCATATTTTTGTGATATCCTTCCTCTATCATCTATAACATCCACTTCTGTATGCCATATGTTTAAATGCCAATATAAAAATGGATTAATGTAAACACCATCCATCATACATCCATTCAGACATATCTCTTTATGAAATTCAAAGAAAGCATCATACTCTTGACTAGTCTTATCAGGAAGTCTTTTCTGATTTATAAACCAATCATGGTAATCAATGCTAATTAAATCTGTCATTTTCTATTCTTTAACCACCTCTCAGCCATTGATGACATTTCACCATTGCCTCTCACCTCCACTTTAGCTTCTTCTGCTTTACGTAATTTATCCACCACTTCTAATAAGGCTAGATAATTTTTCATGGTTTCTTGAATAAACTTACCTTGAGATTCAATGGATGCAATCACCATAGGCATTGTTCCACCTCTAGCTGTAGGTTTCCATTCAATCCTATCTTTAATAAGATTTAGGGGATTGGCATCAACATAAGCTTTCCATGAACTAAGCTGTTCTTCGGCCCAATCAAGTTCAGTATTAATGTATGTAGTTTTGTTAGTAGCTTTCGCCATTATCTTCTTCTTCTAAGATGTTATTTAAATTCATTCCATCTCTAATAATATCTTCAATATCATTAGAATGTTGTACATCTAGTTCTAATTCAGTTTTGTATTTTGTAAGAATGTATAACAATTCTTTATCTGATATTCCCCATGTATCTCCTTGCCCATCAAGGGCTGTTGATAAATGCTTTCCTAAATTATATGTAGGAAAACTATTATGTAACTCATTGAGCAAATCTATTATCTGTGTGTAATAGTTTGTTTTGATTCTCATGTTATTTATATTAATTGGTTTAAATCGTCATCAGATAAATCAGATGATTTTAATTCTTCCTCGTCATCAGTTTCTTCAAAATCAAAATCTTCCTCATCAGCCATGTAGTCTTCACGAACATGAATACCAATGATGTCTTGTTCAACATCTGGAACACCTGAAATATCTATATAATCAGCTCCCTGATTGTAGATTTCCTCCAATGTCTCTAAAAGTCTTTTTAAAGGAATCTTCTGAAGAATTATTGTTTTCTTATTTTCCTCCATCATCATTATCATTTGTTTTAAGAATTTCTTGCTCTTCTATTAAGCTCATTAATGGCATCCATTGACCTAATGGACATTCACAAGATAAACATTTTGTTTTAGCATCTATATTACATCCACAATGTGTGCAATGATCATCTGGTCTTATTGGTGTATGGTGATGTTTTGAATGAAAAGCACATCCATTACATATCACTGTTCTCTCCAGAGATGTCTTTTGTATCAGGTCTTTTAATGCTGCTGGTGGAAGAAGCTTATTCCTCCATCCCTCGTAAATCTGATTTAATTTCATTGTTGGTGTTTATTTTTGGTTTTAATACACTTATGTTTAATACAGCACTTTCATATTTTAGTCTTGCATTATTACGCCTTTGTTCTGATAGAGAATCATCATTCATCAACCTCTCAAAGAGTGCTTTTTGCGAAAGAAGCTTTTCCATCTTCTTAATAGCCTTCTTATTATTAAATATAAACTTACCAAATCCAGAAATCTCAACACTTTTAGTAGATGTCATGGCTTGGGTGGCAGACTGAAACTGATGCGAAACAATAGCATCTAATGTAAACTCAGGAATCAACATCTTTACAGACATTTTCCTTATCAAGAAGTCTTTGACGGTTAAACTCTTAGGCCTCTCCATGTAACAACTTAATATCTAACATAACATCATTACTAAAATTCAAAAGAATAACAGGATTCACTTTAATCTTACTCCCATCCTTTACTAACACACCCATTCTTTTCAATTTAGAAATAATGTTATTAATTGTAGCACTTGTTGTATCATGTTTCTTACAGAAATCTTCTCGTATATACTTATAAGACATATTACCACTAATAGCTGTAAAAGCTATCAATTGTATTTCTCTTTGTGTAAGCTTTAAATTGTTAATTGCTGAAAGAATAGCATAATACTTCTCTGCTAATAGAAAACTATCATCTCTAACCAACTTAAGCTTCTGAACAATTGTTTTTTTGGTTTGTTCCATAATCTATTACGTAATTAATACAAAGATAGAGCATTAATAACTATTCTCAAATACAATAATTTGATGAATAGCTATATTATGCATTAATATCTTTATGAAACAATACATTAAAATTCACTAACACTAACCCAATTGTCAATCTATCTACACATTGATACAAATCTTCATACGTTCTATCATACGATACACCTAGATTATAATAAGGACTATCTAACATATTAATCTCCACTAATACTTCCATCCTCATATTCCCATATGTTCCATAATATAAAGAAATAATAACCAACAATAACGAAACACTCAACAATAACTCAATTCCTGTCATCATATACAGATGTGTGTGTGTGAGTACTATATGACCCACCCTCCACCCTCAAAGGTCTACATGTTAAACGAGATAACCAAATTTATTTTAAAAATAATTTTTTTTCAAAATATAGGGGGGCCTATGTTGGGGAGAGAGTTGACCACTTCCAATTACAACCCCTCCTACAAATTAGCGAATTGGGGATACTCCCCATAGTATTAACAAACAATTAAACAACAAAAAAAATGAAAAAGGAATTAAATTTAAAAGGAAGAGATGTATTAAAAATTAAGGCATTGCCAGGCGAACTTGACTACGACAAAGAAAGTAAGATGAAAGGCAAAAAGTACAGAAGATTTGCCTACGATAATGCAGTGTTTGTTGCCAATACAGAAGATGCCTTTTGTAAACAGTTCGATGAAGATAAGTTGTACAGTGTTGATCTACTTTGGGAACAAGATGGGGACAAAGCACAACTTAGTTTAATGAACAACACAAGTATTGATCGTGAGATTAACATGGCAAGAGCAGAAGCCACCTTGACCAGCATTATGCACAATGTTAAGGCAGAAGCTATTGATGAGGCATTGCTTGATGCTATTAGCTAATAAAAGGGGCTTTGCCCCTTTTTTTCATATAAAGGGTGGGAGAATTGTGCCCAATTGGGTGGGATATTAAATCCTACTCATTAACCTTTTATTTATTACATAATTAACTATTAATTAGATAGTTATGTGTGTAAAAGAATAGATGTGTAACCCTCTCAGACATATAACATGCTCTTTTCAACATCATTAAATCAATACACTAATTAATATACATATAGCTTTAAACAAAGAAAACAAATGGAAAACATTACATTACAAGAGTGGTGTGAACTTAGATTGTTCATGATTGCTGATAATACTTATACATCTGAAGAAATTAAAGATGAACTTTGTAAATACACTATTATTGATTTAGGTGGAGGTGTGCCTATGTTGAATAGTAAATTAGAGATTGTTGGTACATAATGAGCCTTTAATTAGGCTCTTTTTATTTATTCACAATTTAAAAAGCAACAGGCATGTTGTAATAATATGCAAAACAAAATGAGCACAGAATTAAAAACACTCAAAGCAAAACTTGAAGTTCCTAAAAAAGATGAAAGTATGTCATCTAATTACAAAGATGTTGACGTACAATTAAATCGTTTTTGGGGTGGAGAAAAAAGAGGTTTGAGTTTACAATTTACTTTTTTAGGAGAAGATGATAATTATCATCATTTTCAACTAGATAAAGAAAATGTACTACTTTTATTATCTGAATTAAAAGACAATTTCAATGAGTAAAGAAATAGTTTATTGGAAACAACGTAATGGTGTGTTAATATCTATAGATGATATGGATGTTAACCACCTACGTAATGTTCTTAAAATGATTGTGAAGAATAGTAGCAATCGTAAAAAGAGTTTTGTTCTTAATGGTGATGCAGCTAATATGTTCAATGATGATATGCAAAATTATCAAGATGAATGTACTGAAATAGATATTTATTAAATTATACACACACAATGGAGACACGTATTTTAGGTATTGTAGGGAAAACTCTATATATACAAGGATTTTATGCTGGTGATCATTTTCATCAGCTTTATATTCCTGAACATGAATTAAATGCATTTATAGATTCTGAAATTCCTGTATATGATAATATTAATTATATACATTGTCAAACACATGGAATGACATATGATCAATATATGGAATATTTAGAACAATATAATAAAGAGTATTAAGTTATTTCCTTTTGCACACACATCATTCTACCAAGAATGAGACAGTTGTAATGAACAAGACCAAGTTGAGGTTAACGTGACCTTGTAAAAATCGCTTGTGAGGTTTGTTACAACTGAGTGTGTAAAGGGAATTGTTGCATATTACATACATAACTATGGAGATATGTATTGTAGGGAACACATGCTTCTTATTATAACTATCACCCAATATACAGTTATATAAAGTTGTAATGTGTGTAGAGAGAAGGATATTCCCTTAGTATTCTTTTATTCATGACACATTACAGCTTTATATAAAATTAAAAAAAACAAACAAATGGAAACAATAGAAATACAAATATTAGCACAAGATGTTAATAATGCAGGAAACTTTTTAGATAGTAATAATTGTATTTTAGCTACAGCTATTAAAAGACAATTAAATGTAACAGCTGTTATTGAAGATATATTGTATTCATATATTATTAATGTTAGATATGATCATGATGGATATGATATGAATGATTACGAAGAAGACAGGGTATTAGCAAGAGGTGTTCCTGATGATACATTAATTAGAACTATTTTATTAACTAAATAAACAAATGAAAAAGCACACAAAAACATTCTATCTACACTGTAAGACAGAGAGTAGATACCAATTGATTAAAGAATATTTAATGACTAAATACTCTGTATATACAGCTGTATTTGAGAATGGCTATGGTCATTTTAGAATAGTGTATTAAATGTTATTTCCTTTTGCACAAATTCATTTAAGGGAAAAGGTAAGACTTCTTAGTACGATGTAGAGCAAGATAGTAGTTGCAGGCTAAGATGTGTGAAACCACCTGATTAACAATACTACTGCCTAAAGGTTGTCAGAATAGTAGGAAGGAGATAGCAGACTCTCTTAATCAGTTCCCAAGGGTGAGCAGTTGTAAAATGGAATAGCTGACCAGCTACGTGTGACAGCTCTGATATCTGACTCTTAACTGAGAGGATATTATTCAAGTGTCTATTCACGCAATAACAAGTACTGGTACAACTGAGTGCAGAGGGAATTGCTTTAGCATAAGAGGCTATGAAACAATGCAGTTTATATTTTAGCTATTAAAATACATATAGGTGAAAGGCCTTGATTTATATGAACGTTAACCAATTAAACAAATGCATGCGTATTAACTATTCATGGTTTTTTTTTAATCAAACGTATGTGTTTGTTTTTTTGGTTATATTTATTCACACAAACAAATTTAAATCATTATGAAAAGATCAGCAGAATACAATATTAAATTATTTTTAGCCATGATATTGTTCATGGCTATCCTATCAGTATTAGTTTAAAACATGTTGCTGTTTGTTTTTAATATGGTGCAGTGGCGAAATGGATAGACGCAGCCCTATCAAGGGGTGGAGGTGAAAGAAACTCATACAGGTTCAAGTCCTGTCTGCACTACAAAATGGCGAGTTGTTAGAGTGGTTATATGGAGCTCTGCAAAAGCTCTCACACAAGTTCGAATCTTGTACTCGCCTCAAACTGCGAAATGGTAGAGTTGGTTTCTTACGGTGCTATCATAAGGCATAGACACAGGTTCGAATCCTGTTTGCACCACTAAAAAATAAATTATGAAAATTAGATTACGGACACAAAAAGAAAAGTTTTTTATAGGAAGTGTTATCATATTAGTAATTGCTGGTTTGAGTGTAGTAGTAGCAATATTCTATTCTATATTAAAATAAAAAAATAGTCAGGTGGCGGAATGAAGGCACAAAGAGTAATAGTATGTGCTGGATATGGTAGACGCTAAGAAAGAAATTAACTTCGTATCTAAGTGGAAACACATGGTGGTACACTAAAGCATAATTTCATACAGGTTCGAGTCCTGTCCTGACTACAAATTTAAACCATTTTCCTGACGTTAGGAAGATGGTGACAGCTTGGAAAGACAAGCAAATTGACCAGGAATAGATCTTTTCTTTATTAATCATTTGTTTGTGATCTATGGTGGTATCTCGTGAGTTCGAATCTCACTCTGGTCACCAAAACAATTTAAACTTAAACTATGAAATCAAAAGAGAAAATTAACAAACAAAAGAAAGACATTTGTTATTGTAATAAATGTGCATCTCCAATAGGGAGTAAACAAACAGCCTATTCAATTGAAGAATTGTATGCTGGAGAAATTGTTAACATATTAGTTTGTAATGATTGTAACAATGAACACCAACTTCAATTGTCATGGTCTATAGATGCTCAAACAAATTAATAAATTTTACACACACAATATTAAAAAATAAAACTAAAAAATTATGAAAAATTTAATGATATTAACAGCAGACATGATGAGTTATGATATGTTAATAGAGGCATTGTTTGACAATCTACTTGAATATAGAACTTCAGAATCAAAAGAAAAAATGTTGGATCAAATTGAAATAGGTTGTCATATGATTTGTTTAAAATCAAGTATTGACAAAGTGGGAGGTATTGAAAATTTTAACAAGAGAATGGATGATCTGGAAAGAAAAGACAATTTCTTTAAACCATCACAGCAATGAAAAAGACTATGTGGAATGTGTTAATATTCTTTGCAGGAGTGTTAGCAATTAGTTTTACAATCATAGGCATAATTGAAGTGGCAATGTTTTTATGCGAATAGAAGTGTCAAATGGAGAGATAGTGGATAAAATCACTATCCTCCAAATTAAGAGAAATAAAATCACTCATCCAGATAAACTTATTAATATAAATAACGAGCTTGATTATTTAAAAGAAGTGTTATCTAATATTGATGTTACAGATGAAGATGTAAAAGAACTAGAGGAAGTTAATTCTCAATTATGGGAAGTGGAAGATGAGCTTAGATTGTGTGAAAATGCTAATAGGTTTGATGATTATTTTACAACATTAGCCAGATTTGTATATAAACTAAATGATAAGCGAGCTGAAATCAAAAAGAAAATTAATCTATATACAGATTCTAAATTTATAGAAGAAAAATCATATTAACATGTATTATGAAGCAGAATTAGTATTAAAGAGCTATAAACCTCTTAAATTAGAAGAAGGAATGTTGTTTATTAATAAAATAGCAAGAACAGATGCTGTTGAACTATTCATTCTTGAAGAACTTCCAGATGATGAAGAAAAGTTTGTAGTGACACATGGTTATCCTGTAGAACCATACATCATCCAGCATGAATTATTAAATAATGTAGAAACACCTATTATTCTTGCTATACCAGAACAAATTGGTTGGTGGGATGATGGTGATGATGTAGATGAATTAAGAGAAATGTCTATAGAAGAGATTAATAATGTTATTAGTCAATTCACTGGATTATTGGAAATATATCTGGAAGATGATGAAATAGGTGATCCACTATTAATAGAAAATAGAGTGATGCTTAGATATCTTACAGATGAAGAAGATTGGGAAGACAATGAAGACTAGTGTGTGATGTGAGAGGGAGATGTGCAGAAATGCCTCTCCCTTTTTTTATTATTAAACAAAGAAATCAAATTTTAAACAAAGAAATCATGAAAGTGCAATTTAATCATGATCATGCCTTGGCTAAAGATGATACAAGATGGTATCTGTTAGAACAAATGGAAGATCTTCATAAGTATAAACCTAAACTACTCACACTGCCAGCAAATAATTTTCTATTTGAGCACTTAGTATCCTCTAGATACAATGGTGCTTCAATAGATTGTGTAGAGTATGACAAGGCTGTTTATAAAAAAGCTAAAACTCATAAGCTTAATAAATATAACTATGAGTACTTAGATATATTTGATAAAGCACATGCAAATCCAGGTAAATATGATCTTATATGGATAGATTTATGTGGCAATTTGTCTCTATCTAACATTAATAATCTTATTAGTGTTATACAAAACACTTTAAAATCTTATTCTATACTAGCGTTTACATTTACAGCTGGTAGAGAGATTGGATTAAATAAGATAATGGAAGTTTATGGATGTAAAGAACCTAAAGAATTTAGATTTGAGTTCTTTCCTAATTTATTAGTTAGATTAGGTAAGTTATCTCATCCCAAATTCAGACTAGACAATCTTATTAAGTATAAAAACAACAAAGGAAATTCTACACCAATGTGCATGTTTGTATTTAAAACCTATTAATTAAACCAAATAACAATTAAAACAGAGAAATCATGAAACAAATTAAAACAAGAGAAACAAGTTTATTATTACTGGAAGATCTTGCTGCTGGAGTGTTAACCAAAAAACAATTAGTGACTAAATATAACTATAGTAGTGTAAATAGTTTAAATGCAAGTATATATTGGTTTAAAAAGAGAGGAATGTTTTCTAATGAAGATCAAAAAGTTACTAATGTAAATATTGATAAAGATTCTACATTTAAACAAAGAAAAATGAAGAATAGAATTTTTCTTACTAAAGTTGAGAAAATTGCAATACTTAAAGATTATACTACTGGAAATTATAGTCTAAGAGATATTTCAAGAAAATATAATTTTAGTGTAAGTGCAATTCATCAGCTTATAAAAAAATATAAAGAAAATAATATTGATATAGATGAATCAAAAACTCCTGAAATAATAGTTCCTGAAACAATCATTAAAACTAAAAGAAAATATAATAAACGTACACATAATGATGTATTAGATTCTAAAACAGTTGTTAAATCATTGAGAACCATTAACTTCCCAGATGGATTTGTTATACAAATAGAAAAACAATTTATTAGTGGAGTGTTGATTCATGAAAATGGTAATATCACAATCATTAAATAAATAATTTACATAATAAGGAGAGATGTGTGTAAATGTCTCTCCTTTTTTTATTATTAAACATTTATAAAATATGACTATAAAAACTAAAGTTTGTAAAAAATGTAGTATAGAGAGAGATAGAGATTTGTTTAATAAAAAAGGAAAACCTCATCATCCAGAAAGCAGAGTATCTACATGTAGAATTTGTCAATCTAAAAATGGTATAATTTATAGTTTATATAAATTTCCTACACAGGAAATGAATGAAATAGCTAATGTAAATCACATTAAAATATCTCAAAAATTAAAAACAATAGAGAATACTATTAGAAAAAGAATTTGTTCAAGATGTAATACAGATGTTATTCCTTATGGTAAAGAAATATGTACAGCTTGTAGAAAAAAAAGTGATTTACACCAAAAAAGAATTTCAGAAAAAAGAGGAAGAGATCTTTTAACAGATCATTATATTAAAAAACAAATTAAGGACTCACTAAAAGAGTATAAAATAAATAGAATTGATGTACCACAAGAACTAATAGAATTAAAAAGAAAAGAATTATTATTAACTAGAACAATTAGAAACAATGGGAACTAAACCAAAAACAAAGAAAGTGTTTGTAACAAATAATATTACAGATGTTTGTAGAGCAGTGCAAGATATTGGTGATACATTAAATGAAGTATTTTGTCACACTGGGGATTTAAAGGTGGCTCAAGGAGCTGTTCAAGCTTATTCAGCAGCAATTAATGCTGCTAAAACTCAACTCATCTATAAGAAACTCACTGGCACTCCTATAGAAATTGAGTTCTTAAAATAATCAAATTTTAATTATATTTGTATAAAGGGCTTCAATAGAGCTCTTTATACATTTTATTGTAAGGTGATGAAATTGGCAGACATGCCCTCTTGTCTCGAGGGTGAGAAACATCTAATAAAGACAGAATATGGGTTGACCACAAATTGATTTTGTTCTGTTCCTAAAGACCTTGTGGAGGTTCGAATCCTTCCCTTACAGCTAAACATTTAAACATATGAAAGAAGAAGAACAAGAAAAGAAAATAGATGAACTCATAGAGATCGTTTGTGAGGTGTTGAAAGTGGATTATGATGATCTTA